ATTACAGGTCCCAGATGGATTATAATCTGATGCATTTAAACAAAAGTGATACGCAAAGTATCTCGTTTGGAATAAAACTTCTGTCGTGTGTACAAAATCGGATGTCCCGAATTTAGATTTATAATAATTTTGAATGGTGTGAAAGTACATAGGGCTCATATCCTCGAGTAAGGGTGTTCCATTTATATGTATATCACCGGTGTGAAATGTAAAACGATCATTGGCGAAATCGTTATTGAGGGCGTTAAATCCGAAGAATATAGACTTCACCGGGTGGTTGAAACAGGACAAATCTAAACTATTATCACCACCTTGTTGGATGACGTGATCTGAAACTGTTTCAAGTGGGTACTCAACACTTTGTACCTGTGTGATTACGAAATCCATTTGACGTGTAATCATTTGTTCCCTCTCATCCTTGTCTAGATAGATGTAGTTTCCATAGACTTTGATTTGTTTATTTTCATCCGATACACCAACAAATTGTGCATTATCAAATTGTATTTTAATTTCAACTTTGTGATGTTGAAGTGCCAAAAGTGGGAGAAAAGCTCCATGGTCACAAAAGAAAAAGTGGAATGGGAGGAAACTTGGGTTAGATGCCGAAACCTTGTTGGTCAATTCCTGTGACTTTACGTGGGTATCCGCCAGATAATTGGGCCATATATCACTAAAGTAGTCATAGGGTTGGGAATCTACCTTTTGACCACCGATAAAGAGATTGACCGTGGAATTGTAAAAAAGATTGGATGATACAGCGTTCCCTTCACACCATATACCATTGATGATATCACCCAATACTGGAATAGTGATTGTATTATCTGTATCGTTTATAGATTTGAGATATTTCGGGGCTTGTGAAAAGTTGGTGTGCCTCGTAAACTTTATACGAAAAAACGAATGTCCCTCATCGGTCATAAGGTAAACATCCTGTACACCCTTTGAAACGAGTTGTATTAATGCACCTGACATTTATTTATTAATCAGATTATAAAAACAGACACTTTCCCTGAGGGAAGTCACTCTTTTTTTCTTCCGTGGGTTTTCCATGAATTTTGAACCCTCCTTGGCGGTACACCTTCATCCTCTTATAGTACATAGCTGTGAATATAGACCATGGATCGTGAACATCGTATATATGGGGATTGTTCTTTTTACCCTTGGTCTCTCTCATGATACGTCCAATACTTTGGGTAATATCTGACTTTGGTGAAGCTAGAATGACCGTGTCTAGGGTGGGTATGTCCAAGCCTTCGTGGGCTTGACTGAACGTCGCGAAAATGATCTTCTTCTTCGAGGATTCTTGGAGGTCCTTCTCTTTCATACCCCCCATGTAGAGACCCGAACTCTTTGGAAAACACTGGTGAAGAAATTCACAATGAAATCTCCTATCGCTTAAAACGAGGAGTTGCCTCGTTCCCGCTGAAGCCTTTTTTACAAGTTCTACCAACATTTTGTTCCTATTCCTGTCTTCGACCAACTCTGTGATCATATTGGGCATAGAGATCTTTCCATTTCTCATAGAGGGTGGGGGATTGCGGTAATTGAAACATTCATAGGTGATTGGGAACACCTCAACCTGTTCCTGATTCTTCCTCTCCACTGCGAAGAAGGTTGGTCCCATAAACCAGTGGAGGACTTTGGTGAGACCATCCTTCCTCTCTGGGGTTGCGGAGAGACCAAAAATATGTTTGGGACACATCTTGAAGAGGGACTGACTGAATACTTTTGCGCATATATGGTGGGCCTCATCTACAATGAGGGTTCCCACACTTTCAAAGTCCCCAAAACTATACTCCTTTAGGGACAGGGACTGAAGCATTGCGATGACGAAATCGCAGTCAACTTCCTTCTTATCCTGTTGGACGATGCCGATGGTGGCACCTGGGCAGAATTGTTGGATTCTCTCCCTCCACTGATCAGCTAGAAACTGTTTATGAACGACAATCATGGTCCTGTAGCCCAACTTACAGGCTATTGCCAGGGATACGGTGGTCTTCCCAAAACCACACGGGAGTGAGAGAACGCCATGACCCGCCTTAAGAGCTGCAGCAAGTGCTTCGTTTTGGTGTGTTGCGTCTCGAAGGGTACCGGCAAACTTCGTTCTAATCCGGGTGGGTTGGGGTCTTCGATCCTCCTTAGGTTCACCAAGTTTCTCGATGCCATAGAAGCGCGGGACACAGATACCATTTTTAGTCGTTTTAAAAACTTTAAAAGGTGGTGGTGGAAATCCATAATCTCCATTGACTATAGGTCTTACGGTAAGTTCCTTTTTAATTTCTTGGAGGGGTCCTTCAGTGGCGAGGTACCCAGTTCTAGTGAGCATACTCATTTAAAGGGGAAAAACTTTAAATGAGTAAATGCCTGTTATACATATAGATGAACAGATTCAAAAGTTATTTCATGAAGTACATAGACTTCAAGGGATGATTCAGGTATTCCAACAGTTTAAAAATTCTGGTCTACATGTAATCGAACTTCCGGATCAAAATGAAGAACTCGAAAGTATCCAGGAAAATCCAGAATAATTTTCAACGTTCCAAACTCCTTTGAATTCTATTTTAATTCTAACTTCATCACCCCTTGTAAGAGACTGAATTGGTTTACCCGTAACCTCACACATCACTCTCCTATAACGGTATGGAACTTTCACTTTCAGAACATTTCCATCTAGGGGGTCGTCTATATTTTGATTTTTTAAAAGAAATTGTTTACGATAGTGAATGGAGGAAACCATTTTCGCTGCGTCTGGTTCAAGTGTGAAACGAATATACTTCTTATCATTATAGTCATATAGTGGTTCGTATACATGTGCAACTATTTCCATTTGTTACGATATAGTACAACCAAAACTATAAGTATCATAAGTAAAACCATGACGACACGACTTAACACGAGTGGTTTAAGTGGTTCTCTCGTTTTAAAAACTTCATGACTCAGGTGTCTAGAAACTTCAATGGCTGCTTCAATACTAGAATAGGGTGTATTTCTAGGAGACATCATACCACACATGGCAACCTTCGGACATGCACCAAAGTGTGGGAGTTGTCCATGTAGACTGAGAACCCCCGAGGATTGGGAGAATGACCACCCCCCATCCTCACTCCATTCAGCACCCCACCCAATTCGCATGTTGGTGGGGGGTGGAAGTTTCAATTGTTCGAGAACTTCTAATTTTAAAAGTTCTGGATTATTTGAAAGAACTTCTTTGGTGAGGTTACAAATCACACATGCCACAGTTTTACCATCTGAGAGAACTCGGGGTTGTAAATTCCATTTCGTTTTCGTGGCAAATTCAAGATCCGATTTGAGGGTGATGGGTTCTTCGTAATCGAGGAGAACATTTATAGCACCATACGTACTCTCCCTCACCTTCTTGTCCGCGTCTGGTCCCCAGTTGTCACCCAATAATTTGAGTGCGGGACTGTTATCTATACATAAAAAAAGATACCCACCTTGAATAACATCTCCATTTGAAAATGTAGCGATGTAATCAGTTTCTCCGTATTCTACATTTTTAATTTCCTTACCAAATACAAAGTTTACACCGGCATCTAGAAGTGCATTTTCCATCGCGTCGCACATCAATTTACCCGAACCTCTCTGTGTATATGGTTTCGATAACACTACATCGTCGAGATTTCTAATAAATTCATAGGCAGACATGACATCCCAGGTGACACCATCCATTATGAGTGGTAAGGCCTTAATGACGTCTTCACCGGATTTAGTTAATCGATCGGGTGTAATTGATGCTTTCAAACTCATCTTCTTATATTTTTCAGGGTTGAAGGTAACCCCCAAAACTAGAGATAACAGTACACCATAGTCTTTCAAACCCAGTGAACTAGTTAGAAATTTTGTATGTTCGTCACTACCTTTAGAGGGTTCAAACATTTCATCCCAATCTATATTCATTTCATCAAAGAGGGATTTAGTATTTACAAAAGCTTTATCAAAAAGAACTCTGTGTGCATGAAGATCTCTTACTTCTACATCCGGTTCCCACCATGAGCCACCGGATGACATTTTTCTGTCGTAGATTGTTATATCGTGTTCCTCACCTGAGTGAATAATCTCCCAAGCGAGGGACATCCCCGTAGGACCGGCACCTATTATATGAATCTTCATTCTACTCTTAGTAGATATTAAAAATATCTTCATATGATAGGTATGTTGAGTATTATAAAACCCTTATCAAAACCGACTCAACAGAAGGTAAAAACTTGGAAGTTTGCCGCCAAATTTTTGTGGAAAGAGCGTTTTGTGGAAGACAAAGCGGAGCTTGGCAGGTGGACGAAAGATCA